CCGCCTTCTGTCCGATGCGCGCGATTTCGGTTATGGCCTCGTAAGGTTGGACACGGGCGAATTTATGCGTTCGGCACATCGCATCTACGAATCTTGTGGATTCGAGGACTGCGAACCCTATGAGGGCGCTGAACCTCCTCCACAACTCGTTCCATATTGGCGTTATATGTCGAAAAAGATCGACTGACAGTTTGATGAACACCACCGAAATCCGTTATCCGATTTTGGTTTATCCGACCCGGGAGATAAAGATGCATTATGCCTTGACCCTATTTTTGACTGGCGCATTTCTTATTACAGCACTGTCGTCTCAATCGACTATCGCGCAAGAGAGCCGTGACTCTAGACTTCCTATATCAGGAAAGTCATTTGGCGGCGCCTTCCGTCAAGGTCCTTCGATGGACACTCGCCAGATCGGCAGTATTCGTGAACGCGCGCCGGTCACAATCATGAAGAATGCTGGCAACGAGATGAATGGGTTCGACTGGTTTCAGATCCGTTTCAAGGGCAGAACAGGCTATCAGTGGGGCGGCATTCTTTGTTCGAAATCAAAGGTAAAGGGTATTTATCAAACCTGCGACGAGGCCGGCTATTGAATTGGGCGATCAGACATATTGAATATCCGCCGCAGCGCATAGCTCCTCACCAGCGACACGACGGTGAAAATCAAGCCGATCGCCAGATTTTGATCAAGTGACGCATGCAGTCCGAATATCGGAAAAACCATCACCTGCGTTGCAACTGCGACGCTGTATCCGACAAGCACATTCGCCAGCGCCTCGATCAGCGACATGACGCGCGACTGCATCACGCGGCTGCCTGCGTGGTGCCGGTCCGGGTCGCGCGAATATCGGCGTAGGTCCGCTCCTCATCTGCGAGTATTGCGGTCTTACCGGAGAACGCCTGCCATCGGTTGATGATCACGTCGCAGAACACCTCCGACATCTCCATCCCATAGACACGCCGGCCGGTTTTCTCGCCGGCGATATGCTGTGAGCCGGAACCAGAGAAGGGCTCGTAGCAGATGTCGCCCGGTAGTGTATGCAACTCCATGGGCAGCGAAAACACCCGCACTGGCTTCGATGTCGGATGCTCCCGTGTCTCGATTTCGGTCGAGGGGATGTTCCACACGGTCGTAGGCCAGCTATCAAAACCCTCGCGGTTGACGCGTGGCTTCTTGCCAGACCGCCAGCCGAACAGGCACGGCTCATGCGCCCACAGCATGATCGACCGGGTCAGGACCGGGCGCGTCTTGGCCCAGATGATCTGCTGATGATGCAGAACTTCGAACTTTTTCCAGCACGCCTCCAGCATCGCCTGCCGGCGCGAGGCATGCCAACAATACCACGCCGCGTCCTCGGCGATGGCGCAGTCGATCGCGACCTGCATGAAGGCTTCATAGAACGCCGGCCCCTGTGAAGAATCGTCCCAGTGCGGCGGTTCGACAGAATCGGCGGAGGGGTCCGGGTTGGCGATCTTCTTCGTCCGGGAAGACGCGCCCTTCTTCGTCGGGTGGTTTGTGCCGTCGTAGTCGACGAGATAGGGCGGATCGGTGGCGAAAAGCGCTGCGTGCTTGCCGTCCATTAGCCGCAGCACATCTTCTGCATGGGTCGAGTCGCCGCAGAGCAATCGATGATTGCCGAGCAGCCAGAGATCGCCGCGTCGCGTGGCTGCCTTTTTCGGGAACTCGGGAATTTCATCTTCGTCGGTCAGGCCGCCGGCGGGCTCTGAGGCAAGCAGCCCCGCGACCAGTTCGGCGTCGAAGCCGATCAGACCGAGATCAAAGCTTTCTGCAGAAAGATCGACAAGCTCCTGTTTCAGGAGATCGTCATCCCATCCGGCGTTGAGCGCCAGCTGATTATCGGCGAGCACATAAGCGCGGAGTTGCGCCGGCGACCAGTCAGCGCCGACGACAAGCGTAGGAACGTCAGAAACGCCTGCGCGTTTTGCCGCTTCGATCCGACCGTGGCCGGCGACAATCATACCGTCCGCCGTGGTGAGAACCGGGTTGGTGAAGCCGAACTCCCGGATCGACGCCGCCAACTGTTCAATCTGCTCGGGCGAGTGGGTGCGCGCATTCTGTGCAAAGGGCTTCAGTTCCGAAACCGGACGCATGATGAGCTGCGGATGGGTCATGAAAGCTCGCGTCGCTGTGCCGGGCCGTAGACAACCAAACTGCAAAAATGAAAACCGGGAATATCCGGATCAATCGCGCCGTCGCGCCGAAAATATTGATTTAATTTGGAAAAGGAACCTTGATTAAGGTTTTGATTCAGCTGTGCGCCTTCGTCAATTCGCTGTGCTATCACCAAAGGGATGCGATTGACCCCTGAGCAATGCCGCGCTGCGAGAGCGCTGTTGAACTGGACACGGGAAGATCTGGCGGAGAATGCCGATCTGAGCGTCTGGGTTGTCGATGACTTCGAAGCTGCCCGCCAACCAATCAGCGACAGCCTCGTAGACGCGATGCTGGTCGCGTTCGAATATGCAGGTGTTGAATTCCTTGCCCACGACAATCGTGACGGAGCCACCGTCCGCTTTCGCAAATAAGCCCCCACATTCCTCACGGCAGCATCGCGCCCAATCGCGCCACCACCGTCGTCGCCAGCACGCTTGCCGCGCCTTTGTCGAAGACCGCCGCTGTCTGGCCTCTTGTCATCTCGGCCGGAATGAACAGGCCCGAACGAACGACGCTGATGGGCCCGCCCCAACGACGATTGCCGCCAACGCTGCGATAGACATGCCCGCCGAGCTTGGGTGATCCCGCGCGCCGTCCGCGCGGGCCCGAGGTGATGAAGGCGCGATCGTAATAGGTTGTTCTGTTCCATGGATGCGCGGTGACGCCACCGCCGCCTTCCCTGGCGCCGAAGTATTTGAGACGAACGTTCCCGCCTTCCGACCAGATCGTGTAGCTGAGCGACCCCGCGTCGGCCGGCAGTTCACGCTGCGCGCGCTCCAGCGTATCGCCCGGTAGTCCTGTTTGCGCTGTTTCCACCGCCACCGTCGCCTGACGCACCGCGCGTCCGCCCTCGTTCAGCGCCTGCGCGAGAACACCGCGCCCTTCACCGCCCGAGAGCGCGTCGAGCCGCGCCGCGTAGCGCAATAGCGCCTGATCGCGGAAGGTGACGATAATTTGCATCCCCACACTCCCTGACGATCGGCGCAACTTTTTTTACAAAACCCATCCGCCATCTGCGAGCCCGCCAGAATTCCTTTATGATAGCATTTTATGCTTGCACTCGCGAAGCCTGCCGACTATGATGCTATCATGAACAGCAAGCATAAAAAGACGCTCGCGGCCCTGTTTGCGTCGCCAACGCCGGCGAACATCGAATGGGTGGCGATTGAGCGTTTGATGGTTGCTGTCGGGTGCGAGATCGTCGAGGGCGCAGGTTCTCGTGTGACCTTTGTCTTTCAGAACCATGTCGAAAGCTTTCATCGACCGCACCCTGCAAAGGAAGCCAAACGGTATCAGGTCAGACAGGCTCGAGACTTTTTCGACAGAATAGGAGTCAGGCCGTGAACGCCATGCACTACAAGAACTATTCGGCTCAGATCGGCTACGATGACGAGGACGATGTTTTCGTTGGCCGGATTGCCGGCATTGCCGATACCGTCACGTTTCACGCCTCGAACGTGAAGGCTCTGCGCGCCGCATTCCATGAGGCGGTCGACGATTATGTCGCGACCTGCGCCCGGATTGGCAAGAGCCCACAGAAAGCGTTTTCCGGCAAGTTGATGCTTCGCGTCGATCCGGTCGTCCACGCCAACGCCGCCATGGCGGCGGAACTCTCGGGCAAAAGCCTCAATCAATGGAGCGAGGAGGTTCTTGACAAGGCCTCGCGCGAGAACGCGGCGTAATGGGTTGGCGCGGCAGAGGCCAATCCAGAAAATAAACGCCCGGAAGCGGTTAGCTCCGGGCGCAGTTCGTGAGATGACACTCAAGAACTTTTAGCTGCTTCGCCGAATCGCGTCAACATCGAAAAATGCGTGCAAGGGCGTTGAGTGCAACGCGAAGGTTTCCAAGGTCGCATTCGGGCCAGAGCGTGGTGTCCTCGTCGGCGCAGGCAACGCGGTAGAGCAGAAGAGACGGGTTTCGTCCGCGCGCCATGCGATGATCGCGATCGCACTGATCCAGCGCATCCGTCGCCGCATCAAAACGTTTACGCAGTTTTTCGATCGTATCCTCTGGCGCCTCGGTCGTCGTGATGCCGGCGACGAGTCCGGCAGCAATCATGATCGCCGTCACCGATCTCGGGTTTGGCGCGGGGAGTCCGATAATCGCATGATGCGCCTGATGGAGCTGCGCGAACTTCACGCCTGCGTCGTATTGAAGATCGCTGATCAGTGATTGCAGATTCAACCGCCCGAGTGACGATCCCAATCGCGGATCCCGGGCCTGCGCCGTTGTGACGCCGTAATGGCGCTGCCGGGCCCCGAGCGCTGTTGCCATTGCCTCACGTTCAGTTTCCTCGCGTTTCAGCTTGCCGCACGGATAGCGAAGTCCGGGTTTGCGTTTGCGTCCAGCCCTCATCGCGCCCTCTCCTGCGTTTCTCGGCGTTTGCCATAAAGTTTTTCGCCCAACTGCTTTACGAGCTCGCGCTCGGGCCATGTCAGCCGTTCATCGTCGATAGAGACGGCGAGCAACCCCTGATCGTGCCAGCCGTCACGTTTCACTTCCTCCGGCGGACGTCGTTCGCCGCCATAGCCTTGGGGGAGCCATTTCATGGCGTCACCTCCGGGAGCAGCGCGGCGTAGCCGATCACGTCGATCACGCTATCGCGATGTGTCGGGTCGTGCCCGAGCCGTGCCAGTTTCAGATCGATCATGCACAGCGCGACCTGCGCAGGCGTCACGGTCATACCCAGCGTCAGCGACCAGCGCGCCGCAATAGCGCCCAGCGAGTCGACAGGATCGCCGTAGGCCGCGCTGCGCTGCGTCAGAACGAACACGGCGTCGTCGAGCGTTTTGATCGCGTTCATCGCGCGCCGCCTTTCGTCTCGATGGCCCAAAGCAGGATGGCGATGGCGTCTGCTTCGTTATCGTCCGCCGGCGCGAAGCCGCGCGCCTTGACAGCCTCAATCACCGCTTCCTTGCCAGCGTTGCCCTTGCCGGCGATGAATTTCTTGATCGTGCCGACCGGGACGCCTTCGTAGGGGATCCCGCGATGCTCGCACCAACCGGTGAGCGTCGCGAGGAAGCCGCCGTAGATGTGCGCGGCGTCGACGCCGTTATGGCGCCGCACCTCCTCGAAATGGATCGAATGAATTTCGCCGGCGTAGCGGCGCAGCTCCTCGAGCCATCCACGAAAGCGCAGGTAGCGCATGCCGCCCCCGTCGTAGCGGCTCGGGCGGAACACCGCCGTGCCGCTCGTTGCGACACCGTTTTCGGGCATTAGCGCCCAGCCGGTCGTGGTTCCAAGGTCGAGCGCGAGGATTGCGCCCGGCCGGGAAATCAGGGCGCCAGCTATCTTTGGGGTTGATTCCGGTGCGGACAAAGCGGAAGTCATCGAAGCCATGGTTGGTCTCCGTTGTTGGGGGTCATCGGTGGTGGAGGACGGCGGCGGCCACAGCGGGTCGCATTGCTTCGGCTGCCGTCGTCTGAACGCAATTGAGCCTGTCAGAAAGGGATTTCGTCTCCTTTCGACCAGTCGAATGGTTCGTCGGCGCGCAGGCCGGTGACGACCGCGCCGGGAAAGACGCGTTTGGCTTCGAGCGCCTCGGGTCCGAGCGCTTCGATCAGCCGAGCGATCTCGGCGAGGGTGAAGGCGGGGCGGCCGCCGGTGACCTGCGTTAGCTCAGCGTCAAGGCGCACGAGTGCGATCACCTCGCCGCTTATCGGCAACGCAACCTCCCACACGTCAGGCGGTAGCGGCGTCGCACCGTCTGCGCGCGCGGCGTGATCGAGAGCCTGCCACGCGCGCCGCATCGCCTCGGCCTGCACCTGGATGAAACTCTCCTGGCCGGAGGCGACCGCGGCGTCGACACGGCCTCGCTGCTCATCGAACTTTGCGCGCAGCAAATCCGACACGAGGAGCCGCAGCCGGCCGACACCCCAGACGCGGTCCATGTCGGCGCCAAGCTCGTCGAGGCCGTCGAGCATTGCCCGGATCCGATACTCGCCGGGAGCGGACGGACTGGTCGCGGGGTCGAAGGTGGCGTCGATCCGACGCACGGCCGAGCGCCTCATGCCGACCTCCCGAGGGCGCCGGCCGAGCAAGCCTCAGCGCGTCGCGAGAAGGGCCCCAAAAGGGGGAGCACGGAGCGCGTGTTTCGCGCAGTGCTCTCCCCCTTTAGGGGGAGACATTTTTGAAACATTGAAACACTGAGTCTTTTCAGGGTCTTATGATCGAATGTTTCAAACGCATTTTTCTGGCGTGAAACACGCAATGAATTCAGTGTGTTTCGCAGTGTTTCACGGTTGAAACACAGATAGCGGTGAAACATCGTTTTACTCCCCTTCGTGATTGTCAGCGGAGACGTTCGCCGACCCGGAAACAGGCCGGCAGAAGCGTTTCAGGATGGCGCGCGTGTTCTTTTCGGTGAGCATGAAGCCGTGCTCGCTACCGCCCGAGAAGACGGTCACCGATGCTTCGCAGGCGGCGATGATGGCCCGGCGCAGAGTGCTGTTGGCGCGCTGGTTGCCCTTGCTGTCGACCTGTCGGAAGTGTTTGAAGCGGTCATCGCCGCACCATGCGAGGAGCTTTGCAGCGCTATTGAGCGTGATCTCCTCACCCTCGACCCGGGCGAGAAGGCAGGCGATGATCGTCTTGTCGGGTTGATCGCCGATGGCGACGTCGGGCTCATTTTCCGAGACGCTAAGTTCGACAGGCTGGAGCACGCCGATCTGATCGCCATTGGGAAGATCGACGCCGATTTTTTTGAACCAGAGCGCCTCCGGGCTAACGAGACCCAGATTGGCCTTGGCGTCGTCGAGACGCAGAAAGAGGTGCCGC